CCACCGGCACCATTTTTATAAGGAGAGACAAGTGAAACAGTTTATATATGATTCGTGGAATGGTGTTATGAATGCTAAACACAATCCACTCCGAAACATTCAAGATTTGCAAGTTCGACATATGGCATTACAGGCCCTTGCGTGGATGTGGTGCATAGCGTTTAGTTTGATGATTGGAGATTTGATGTTCTTTGGAACGTCATTGATCGCACATTCGGCCTTAATTGTGGCAATTGTGATTACGGTGGCAACGTTTGAAACTGCAAAACGCAGACCGCAAACTTTTAACTTTGTCAAGGGATATCACAGCATGGGGCGTAGTCGTGGCGCTGTGTGGATCAATGGTAAAAAGACAATTCTACCAGAGGGTGATCCTGGCGGAGAACACGAATAATGCAAGTTCGTTTGATTAGTTATACAGAATCATATGAAGGTGACGCACTGGCAGTGAAACCAAATGATCTAGAGGGTTTGATTGCATATTGTGCTAGAGTGTCTAATCCAGACAATCAAAACAATTCTGATACATCAGAGAAACTTATTAAATATCTTATCAAGAATAAACACTGGTCACCTTTAGAGATGGTCAATGCATGTCTTGAGATAGAAACAACCAGAGACATTGCGAGACAGATATTACGTCACCGTTCATTTTCATTTCAAGAATTTAGTCAGAGATATGCTGACCCGACTAAAGAATTAGAATTTGTGACTAGAGAAGCCCGACTACAAGATGAGAAGAATCGTCAAGACAGTATTGAGGTGGATGATAAGTTTTTTCAAATTGAATGGGAGCAAGCGCAGAAGAGAGTTCTTTGGGCAGCAGAAAGAGAATATAAGTGGGCGATTAAAAATGGCATTGCAAAAGAGCAGGCCCGTGCAGTATTACCAGAGGGACTTACCATGTCTCGCATGTACATGAATGGTACACTACGTTCATGGGTACACTATATAGAATTAAGAAGTGCGAACGGCACACAAAAAGAACATATGGAAATTGCAAAAGCGTGTGCGGTAGAGATCGCAAAAATATTTCCTTTGATCGGAGAGTTAGATTATGACTGAAATTCCTGTATTTCCCGCTGGTGTATTGAAGATATATCAAAACCCAAATCCACCAGATATCCCCTCTATGGATGAGTTTGAATTCAACCAACAAGCAATCGCAAATCCAGATACAACACAATTTGGTAATGAGATGCCAAACATAGTTGATCATGCAGGCCTCGCTGAATTAAAAGATTGGTTCTATGATTGCGTTCAAGACTATCTTGACAACGTGATGACACTAGACTATCGTGAGTTTTGGATACATGAAAGTTGGTTGAATAGTGCAGAGCCCGGTAGTCAGCAGAGTATGCATAATCATGGTAACTCTCTTATCAGTGGTGTATACTATGTTAAGTCCACTCCACAACATCCACCCCTTGTGTTTGAAAAGATGCCTGCAAATAGTGATCCGTTCTTTTCACTAAGAAAACATTACAGCAAGGCAAATGTAAACTTTACAAACAAACTTGCAATGCCTTGTACTCAAGGTTCTTTAATCATGTTTAATTCATACCTATTTCATGGGTTCTCGCAGAACAATACTGATGAGTCGAGGATTAGTCTTGCATTCAATGTTCTCGCAAACCTGTCAGAACGTGATGCATATAAACTTGATTTCGTAAGGAATGAACGCTGGTTGGACGATGCGTCTGTAAGTTACACAGTCAATACAGATGGCGCGTCTGGTAAGATTGACCGAAGGATGAGTAAGTGAGAGCTCTCGTCATAGGTAATGGTGAGTCAAGAGCATGGTTCAGATCGCCACGATGGGTGGCAATGGATGATGTTGTAACATGGGGGTGCAATGCGATATATCGTGATGGTCCTCATTATGTTGACAACCTAGTCGCTATGGACTATGCGATGCAACAGGAGATATATGATTCTGGTTGGTGTAATGAAGATTTAGATTACCTTGGTGTACACAATGCATATTTTGCAAATTGGAACGTTGTGCCATCTGACGTTGCTGATGCCATGTTCATGGGATTTGATATACCAGAGTCTTTCATACACAAGAGTAAAGACAGGACTGATTATTGTGTGATAAACGGTAAGGACCCTGTTACTCTATCAGAAAAGATAGAGGCTGCCATACTACAGTTTCCTAATCTTGATATGGATGACTTGAAACTAAAGATGGAGAAGGACGTTGGTGTATGGATCACATATGTCAACGAGGTAAGAGATGTTGTGATTCCAGTAGAAGGTCATGTTGGATACTCCACTGGAAACACTGCACTGTCACTGGCTTGTCAGTCAGGGGCAGAAGAGGTGTACATGTTAGGGTTTGATCTTAGTGCATATGATAAACCACTAAATAACTTGTACAAGGGAACAGACAATTATTTGCCTGTTTCTGCGAAAGGGTTCAATCCCGTAAATTGGATTGCCCAAATGAGTGAGGTTTTTGATAAGAATAAGAGTGTAACATTTTATTGGGTGGATTGTCAAGTTCATGGCGGACAAAGTTGGCATGGGGCCTCACTAAAAGATTATCATTCTAATGTAAGGTTCTTGACAAAAGACGAACTTTGTGATACTATTAACATACTATAACATACGAAACATACGACGACATAAGGAGATATAAAATGTCATTTGCTGCAATGAAGAAGCAGAATAGTTTGGATTCACTATTGGGTGCTGCCCAGAAAGAATCTGCTCCCCAAGAAAAAAAGAGTTACGTTGATGAGCGACTCTGGAAACCTACGATGGATAAGTCTGGTAACGGATATGCTGTCATTCGTTTCCTTCCAGCACCTACTGGTGAAGACCTTCCTTGGGTAAAACTTTGGAACCATGCTTTCCAAGGTCCAACTGGTCAGTGGTATATTGAAAACTCTTTGACCACATTGGGTAAGAACGATCCAGTGTCAGAGTACAATTCCAAACTTTGGAACTCTGGTGTTGAGACTGATAAGGAGATTGCTCGTAAACAGAAGCGTAAGTTGCAATACTATTCCAACATTTACGTTGTCTCTGATTCTGCGAACAAGCAGAATGAGGGTAAAGTTTTTCTCTATCGTTATGGTAAGAAAATCTTTGACAAGGTAATGGAAGCAATGCAGCCTGCATTTGAAGATGAAACACCTGTGAACCCATTTGACTTTTGGGAAGGTGCGAACTTCAAGTTGAAGCTTCGTAAGGTAGATGGTTATTGGAACTATGATAAGTCAGAGTTCGATGCGCCCTCTGCTCTACTTGATGGTGATGATGAATCGTTGGAAGAGGTTTTCAACAAGCAGTATTCTCTCGCTGAGTTCACTGCGCCATCTAACTTCAAGTCCTATGATGAGTTGAAGACTCGTCTGGACATGGTATTGTCCGGCACTGTTGCTGCGAATACCACAGTGGAAACTCTCATGGAAGATGAACCCACTGCTACAACTTCCGTTGACACTAAAGAGGAGCCTGCTCCTAAGATTAGTGTCGTAGAAGATAATGATGATGACGCAATGTCATATTTTGAGAAGTTAGTGGCTGATGAAGAGGAGTGACGGTCCTTAGGCACTCTTCAGAAAAGGGGGAACTTTTGTTCCCCCTTTTTACATGTAAGCACTTTGTATCGCTGCTTGTGTAGTCGGTTCCTTTGGTTTCATAGCTGTAGATGTTACTGTCGTTGAACTTGAATTAGTTGTTGTTGGTGCGTTTACATTTGGTGCGTTAACAGCAACTTGACCTTTACCACCGGCATTCAGTTCATCTTGTGCGTTACGCATTCTTCGTCTTTCCCTCGCTGCTTCCAACCGTTGTTGTCTTCTCTCTTTTGACGCAGCAATTGCCTTATCGCGTTCCTCTGGAGATCGGCGACGACGGCGGGTGGTTTCGACTGTAACGCCACCGCCTGTGACTTCCTTTTCTAAATCTTTACGAGCACCCTCGGTATCGGGTTCGGCGGTTGCAGGGGGTTCTGGTGGGTCTGGAATTATTTGACCCGTATCTGGGTCTATTCCAGCAAACTCGTAAACTGAATCAGGTATTGCCTTCGATGCAAGTTTTGAAAGTAAATTCCCTTTAGGGTTGGGTAAAATTTTCCTTAACATATCTTTTATGAACTGTTTTGCCGTATCCATCAGATTACCCAAACCGCTCACTATATCACCAATAAGATCATTTTCACCTGTAAATACTCCAACTATATAATCAACTGCTTTAGATAGTAACGTATACGGTAGCTTTACAATATCCGTTATAAAATCAGTAAAACTAAATGAGTCAAGAAACTTTTCTGCCTCCTCAAATCCTAACATGCCCGCAATAAAACTAACACCACTTTTCAATAAGTCAAGAGGGATACCAATCAAGTTACCAACCAATTTAGATAGGCCACCACCAACACCATCAATAAATCTAGAGACTATGTTATTACCCTCTGATTCTTTGAAACCGTCTATGAATCCTGTAATAAAATCAAACGCACTCATGACAATCGTTACAGGCAAAAACAATTTACCTAGTACTTTACCAAATCCCGCAGCAAATCTTAATATCCCTGTCGCTGATGCAGATGCAGCAACCAACCCTTTTACATAATTTACAAAAGTTCTGAAGAACCCTGCGAGTTTACTAAAGAAGTTACCAACTGGTCGAAGAACTCTTCCAGCACCTTTGATCACATCATCAATAAAAGCACCGATTTTTTGGACAAGTGTAAAACTTTTAAAGAAGTCTTTTAAACGAGTAAAAAATCTACCGATAGGGGCAAACATTTTTCCAAGAAGACCCCCATCACCTATTATGCCAATTAGTTTTAATTGCAGACTTAACTCTTTGAAAAATGATAATAGTGCAACTATGGGAGCGGCGATAAGTGCAGCAACCAGACCCAGACCTGCTTTTCCTTTTTCTTTTATCTTTGCCATGAAAGTTTCGTTCAAACTTTTAACACCATCAGCAATTTCGCGAAATACAGATCGTTCTTCTGCGGCCCTTGCTGCTGCCTCATCTGCTTCTTCTCTTGCAGCCGCAGTAGGTCTTGGATTTTCCAATAATGCGTTACCCTCTTCCAATGCGGCCAAATGCCTCCGCGAATAAGTCTGCATCTCTGCTTCAAACCGTCCAGTTTCTGGATTGCGAAAGACGCCCTCCAACTTGCGCGTAAACTCATCACCGGAAAATCCCAATATATTTTCAGATGCCGCTAACAACTGATCGTTGACTTTTTTTCTAGCATCAGAGAGTTTTTTCTCCTCTGCAATTCTTTTAAATTCTTCTGTACTAAGACCCAATTGTTTACGGAGAAGGTCTTGCGCTCTTTTTTCTTTAAGTGCAGCAAATCCTTTATTGAATAATGTCTTACCTAAACCGCCCAAAGTGGACATGCCAGGGATTGAACTAAGTGCATCTGAAAAGGGTTTGGTAAGGTCTTTTGCCCCACTCATTATCCCCTCTTTGACTTGACCTTTAAGTTCTCTGCCAAGGTCGTTTTGAGACTGTCTAAGTGCCTCTACTGCTTGAGTAAAATCTGTCGCGGTGGCCATCTAACTACTTCCTCGACATATACGCGGTCATACCCATGTACGCGCCTACCACACCTGCCATACCGATATAGAAGAGCCCAAACAGGTCGGCGAGAGCCTTAATCCTAGAATCTGGAAATACGGGTAGAAATACAAAAACAGTAAACACAAGCATAGCAATAAGACAAACCCAAGCCATGCGTCTTTGTGCATCTGCCTTCTCCTCTTGCATTTCTGTTTCGTGAATAGATTTCACTGTGTTTAACTCTTCATCACTCACCACGCCATCTCCATCTAAATCGTATTCATTATATTGACTCTCTGGTTGTAATTTTTTTTGAACCACGATTTATCTCCTGTTTTTTTCTTCTAACCTCTCACGTTCCTCTCTTAAATAATTTACTAATAATGTGCTATAAACATCCCTTTCCCACGGCATCAAATTTTCAATCTCTTCTAAACTCCAACCATGATGATTGACCATTGCAAAATTAGTTTCATAATATGCTACCATGTTCATGTGAGAAAGGATTACCCTAAAAAATCTGCTAGGCCCTCTAAGGTAACTGTTGATTTTACATTTGTATTAGGATTTGTGACTTCAATCTCCTTTCTGAGAGTGGGCATAGAATTGAAAAACTCTTGCATTTTTTCAAACATTTGTTGTGTCATACTGTCAAAAAATTCATCAATCTCTTGATTACTCAAATCCACTCTGTTATACACATCCTCACCATGCTCAATAGATGATATGCAAGATTTTACTAAATCAAAAATTTTCTCCACATCAGTTTTCTTCTTACCTTGTAATCCATCTAACGTATCTTTTATAGAGGGATATCTCATATTTAGGGTAAACTCATCATTTAATTCAATAACAGTGCTGTGCTTATCGTCAATTAAAACTTCAACCTCATCAGTATTTAGTGTATAAGGCACCCTTGTTGTTTCATCGTCTGGACATAAAACTTCTATCTCGACGGACTCTGATACGGACTTACCTCTGATTTTTAGAAAGGCAAATTCAAGGTCAAACATTGGATCAGCCATGTTTCCAATTTTTCCGCTGGTGCAAGATTGAACTAACTTTGTGATCGCGTTATAGATTTGTTTTTCGTCCTCTGACTCCATGGCCATGAGAAGTAGTTTTTCCTCACCAACTAGAAATGGACGATATTCAACAGTTTCACCTGTAGAGGGTTGAACCAACATATACGTTGGGGTAGTAATCTTTGGCAATGCCATAGTAAATCTCCTTTATCAATTCACTTTAAAAAAATTATTCTAATGTAACGTCTTGGATTGTTGTGGTTCCTTCTGATGCGCTTCCTGTTCCAACACCACCACCAAATGGAACGACCTCTGATGCATCTCTAATCGCATTACTAATGATATTTTCAACGTTTGGAAACTGGAATGATGGAATGTCTTGCGGTCTTGCCCCGCCATATTTTCCAATATCTGTCCAATATCTAAAATTAAAGTTCACTGTCATTTTAACTATTTCATTTGCACTACCAGTTGAGTATTCTAGTGGACCAAAATTTTTAGGGTAACACTCCCATAGTTTCACACCATATGTAGGTTGGTGTAGGTCATTCAACTGATATATATCAACCGTGCCACTCGCATAATCCTTGTAGTAATTTAGGTTCCACGAATGTGGATCATACGCAAGCTCCATCCAAGAATGAAAATACTTCCTTATCTCATGAGTTTTGTCCATGATAAAAGACATACTGATTTCATCTGCATAAGTTACGCCTTCAACTATATCTCTAGTGGGTCCATAGATATTAGTGTCCTGTGTGGTGGATAAGTTTAATCCAGGCATCGACACTGACTCACATCGTAAAATTAGTGCTGCACCAATATCGGCGTTGTTAACTTGACCAGGCGGGTTCAGTTTTACCTCAAATAAATTAGTTCGGGCAATACCTTTACTGTTTATTTGTGTCAAAAATTTGTCTATCTGTGAACTTGATGAACCGAAGGAAGCAGATATTCCATCTTGTAGTATTTGTCTGCCTGCTCTTGCTGCTGCACCCTTTGCCTCTTGTACTGCGATTGGACCAAGGTCGCCATCAAATAGTTGATTTAGTGTTGCTGTATTTACTGGCATTAGATCATTTTCCTTGATTCTGACCAGACCGCATCCGCTGATGCTTTCTTAAATCGTTGCACTGGTAACAATGTTGCCACAACAAATTCATCAGCGTCGATCCTACGAAATTGTGATTTGGTGAACCCGGCAAGATAACGTTTAATCGTCGGCCTTACCAAATTTATATTTTTTACCTTATCATATGTAACTCTTACTTGTGTGTCCTCATCAAAATTTTCCTCATCACCACCAGCAAAATCAAACATCCTATCCAATAACCTCATCCGCAATGGTATCGGCAGATAGTGAAAATTCATGCCCAAGAACCCATCACTATATCTCTCCAGAGGAAGCACCAGAGGAAACGTATCGTAGTAAGGTAATTTCTTTGCGTGTTTAGGACCGTACACAAACATATTCAAACGTCCAAAAAATGGACGGGATGATCTTTTGCCATCTCTGATTAGGTCTAAAGGTTTAGGTGTGCCAAACTCTCTGATCTTGTCTCTATACCATTCTTGTGAGTATGGCCTACCCTTTGCTGCATCCAAAACACTTTGTATATAATTATCTCTTGCCATATAATTATTTATAACGAATCCCTAAATCGTCCTCTGTCAATATTTTAAATTCCATACCGTTGTTATCACACCAATCCACGGCTGACTTCCATTTTGCTTCATTCACTCCCCATGTGCGAACCTCTGAAATCCACCGTCTGGTTCTACGACTAGGGTTTGGATTGGGTGGGCTGCATTGTTTTTTGGGTTTTACTTCTATGATAAACTTTTTGAGTTTACCGCTCGCTTGTTTTACCTTGATATAGAAGTCTGGAAAATAACGATGCACTCTGCCATCTAATGGTGAAATGTATGGTATGATAACTTCTTCACTTCCCCACTCAATTATATTATTACTCTGGTCACAATATACCATAAACTTACGTTCCCAAAGGGAACGGTAAATGATATTTTTGTAATCCCCTCTATATTTTTCAGGATTTTGTGGGGTGTATCGACCTTTGTATGACATGATGTATAAATAGTTTTGATTATTTATAGGGAGATGTAAAGTGGCGTTTGTACCATTCCGAAATTCACAAGGAACTACTCAAGTTGCACAGAATAGGGCCGCTCAAGCATTCACATCATCACCAAATCCACTTTCATCTACATCCAGCTCACTGACGCCTGGAGTTATCACCCCAGCGGCGAGAAAACAAGCGATTAAATTGCTCTCTTACCCAAACGACATTGGCGCCGCAGGTCAGGGACATTATGTTATTTTTAAAATACATGATTTAAAACCTGGCAAAGTTGCAAAACAAAGTAATTCTTCTAGCGGGACAGGTGGTAGACAAAATAGGTCTTTAGCGTTAAAAGGAACAACAAAAAGAACTAAAGTGCAAATTGGCCTTTATATGCCACCATCAGTTAGTGTATCATACAAATCAAATTATGAGGATGTAGAAATAAGTGGCGCTGCAGAAGCGGCCGCTGATGTGGTGGGTGGAGTTTTATCTGGCACCGCCACCTTTTCTGGAACCTTGGATGCGGTAGGTACGGGCGCGGGTGATATGTTACAGAAAGCAGGAATTAAACTCGCAGACACGGTTGGTCCAGAGGGGATAGTTGCCGCGGGACAAATAAAGGCGGGGAAAATCAGATCAGAAAAAATGGAGTTGTTGTTCAAAGGTGTGTCCAGAAGAACTTTTAGTTATAGTTTTGTATTCATTCCAAAATCTCAACAAGAATCTCAAGATGTTGATAAAATTATCTATGAATTTAAAAAGGCAATGTTACCGTCTTATACCACAGGATTTTTATTTGGTAGTGGTAATGATAGAACTTTAACAATACCAACCACGATTGATATAGACTATTTTTTTGATAGCGGTCAAGGTGGCAAAAGAAATAACTATCTGAACAAAATATCAACATGTTATCTAACAGACATGGACGTTAGTTATGGTGGAGACAGATATGTAGCGTATTCACCTAGTGTAACACAAAGAGCAGCAGGAAACGCTGAGGGAGCACCGCCACAGAGAACATCAGTGACACTCAACTTCAGTGAGATCGAAATTATAACTCAAGAAGATATTGATCTAGGATTCTAAAATGTTTTTTGAACTTTTTCCAACAGTGGACTATATAAACGTAGGTCAAACCACATCAAAGACTGTGACTAACATCATGCGGCGTGTGGGAGTAAGACAAGCGATAAAAGAAAACTTGACCGTATTTACTAGACACACGATACGAAGTGGAGAAACACCAGAAAGTATTGCGTTTGATTTTTATGGTGATGCAGAGCTACACTGGATAATTTTGTTGACAAATGATATCTATGATCGTTACCACCAATGGCCTATGAATGTCAATCAGTTTCAGGCGTATGTAAATGAAAAGTATAGTGATCCTTTCGCTGTGCATCACTATGAAATAACTCAAACATCTGGCGATACGACAATTAAAATAGATATTGGTCAAGACAACACAGATCATGGTAGCGCGACAGCAGTGACAAATTTTGAGTATGAAGAATCAAGACAAGATGATTTAAGACAGATAAGGTTAGTTGATCCTGCTCATGTCAATCAATTTGTTAGTGATTTTGCTAGATTGATGGAAGAGTAATAATGGCGACAGCAAATAAACTATCTGAGCCTGGACAATTTGACGTAGAGATAGTGAATATAATCACTAGTGAGGGTGTAGTAATTGATCTAACAGAATCTACAATAGAGATAAATTTTTTTGAAAGCATAGAGGCAAATTCTCTCACGGGTTATATAGTGCTACAAGACAGTGTGGGTGCGACGAATATTGGTCCTCTTATTGGTCAGGAATATTTACAAATCTTGATTAGCACACCCTCTCTGAAAGGTAAAAAATCAAAAGTAGATTTTACTAAAAATCTTTTACACGTTACCTCAATTGTTGAACAAGAGGAGCAAAACAACGTTACATTTACCACTTTGGAATTTGTGACCTCTGAACTGGTGCATAGTAAAAGAAGAAGAATTAATCGTCCACTTGAAGGAGAGTATTCTTCTTTGGTGACGACATTACTACAAAGTGATTTGCAATGTAAAAAAGATTTGTACATTGAAACCTCTGTAGGCACTAAGTATGTCGCCCCACATAACCGCACACCGTTTAATATGATTGCTGAGTTTGCAAGACAGGCAGTTTCAAAAGAGCACGGTTCACCCACATATCATTTTTATGAAAATCTCAGAGGATATCACTTTAGGTCACTGGAGAGCATGTATGCAGAGGGATCGAAGTACACCTATGCAGATGTAGAGCCGGGTGCGAAGACAGGGAAAGAGCCTGGTTTAAGTGACGGTAAAGTCATGGATGAAAAATTAACACGCGATTTGGCCGCAATCCAAAGTCATAAGGTAACTTCTGGAAGACATTTCATGGTGACCGCACCGATGGGTGCCTTTGCATCAACCTTAACTTCTCATAATATCTTCCACAAAAATTACACGGTGACCACATTTAATTATTTTGATGACTATGAACCCGAGCCGGGGAAGATTGATAATAAGAGAAAAATGATAAACTTTTTCTCTGGTGAAAAAGACAATCCCCTATATAGTCATGCGTTTGTAGATAAAGAGGAAAGAAGAATTTCGGACTTCACATACACCACGTTTTTAGCACCAGATACAGAGATTAGAACGAAAGATTCACAGGCGGATTTTAATTCTACAGATTTGAAAAGTTCACAATATGATCGTTGGTCAAACGGTGAGAAAAGATATTTGTATCATCAGAGAAAATCATCAAACTGGTTACAGAGAAGAAGATCAAATTTGTTAAACTTAAACACTAGTGGAGCACTCGCGATTGAAGTTTTTGGTAACACCGCACTAACTTGCGGCGACACGGTGACCGTAAATCTTCCAGAAGCATCTTTCAATGGGACCTCACCTGATGGTCTTAGTAGATTCTACAGAGGAGTTCACCTCATAAAAACACTAAAACATACTTTTGATGTGAGTGCGAAAAGGCACATGATGAATTTGGTATTGTACAAAGATTCTGTAAAACAACCATTTGAGCTTGAAGATAGGGATGGATTCATAGAGACTAAACCTACAAAGTCGGGTAAGGTCTACAATGAAGAGCAGTTCTATAGTCAAACTCCAGATTACGACGAATAAGAAAGGAGACTGTTAACTTACTAATCATGAAAAAAGAAACCTATCATAAAAAAAAGGAAGAAAAAATGAGTAAAGCACGCCAACGTATCAAAAAAATGTCAACTTTTCAAAGTCAAGATAGGAGAATCGAACCAATGTCAGAAGATCATAAATACATGATAGCACTTATGCGACAACAAAAAGAGTTAACAGGATTTGGGACAAATGAAGACATACCAAGATTTGCAAGAGGGGCTCAACGACCCTAATATATTCAAAGCGTTTTTCCTAGCGGGTGGACCTGGCAGCGGGAAGTCATACGTTGTCAGGACCACCACTGGTGGCACTGGATTGCGTATTGTCAACTCTGATGACCTTTTTGAGAAATAT